TTATGACTAATCCACAAACATTTAACAACATATCTATTGCATCTGGCAAAAATGCTATGGCAGTAGGTACAATAACAGTAAGTGGTACACTAACAGTACCATCAGGGAGTACATTTGTAATAGTATGAGTACATTAGAAGTAAATACCATAACACCACAATCAGGCACTACAGTAACTTTAGGAGGTAGTGGAGATACTATAAATTTAGCAAGTGGAGCTAGTGCTGGATTTGAAAAGATTGGTCAAGTAGTCTATGGACAAACAACTACTCAGGTTTCTTCATCTTCTAATAGTTATGTTGATACTGGAATAACAGCAACAATTACACCAAGATCTACAAGTAGTATAATACATATCTTTATAAACATAATGGGATTACAGTCTGCTGGAACTACTAATGCTAGAATGGATTTTAACATAATGAGAGGTAGCACAGAAGTAGCAGTAAGTGGTGCTAATATGTGGGATCAGAGTGGTAATGTAACCATCAGGAATGGTGGCTTTGCTATGAACATGAAAGATACACCTAGTAGCACTTCAGCTCTTGTCTATAAAGTACAGTTTAAAGCTGTTGAAGGTACTTGTGAAGTTCAAAGAGATGGTAACTCTGGAGCTTCAACAATTACTTTGATGGAGGTACTAGCCTAATGTCCACACTTAAAGTTACAAATCTACAAAAGCTAGACGGAACTACATTTCCTGTAGGTAAGTTTGGTCAAGTAGTTCAGGGATCTGCTTCTACAGCAGTAAATGTAACATCAAGTAGTTTTACTGATACTGGACTTACTGCAACTATTACTCCTACTGCAACAACAAGCAAAGTAATGATTCATGTATCTCAAATGTTATCATCTGATAGAGATAATGAAGATTGCTGGTCAAGATTAAGATTAGTAAGAGATGGTTCTGGATTATCTGGTCTTGAGTGGTCAAAAATAGAATGGGATGAAGCTGGAGGCGTAGGTGCTACAAAAGCTGGTGGTATAACAACTTTTTGTTATCTTGATTCCCCAGCAACAACAAATGCTGTAGTATATAAATTACAAGGTAGCATAGGAGCTAGTGGTAATAATGCTACTGCAAGATTTCAAATGGGTAACGAAAGTTCATTTATACAGTTAATAGAGGTATTAGCATGACATCAATATTAAGAGTAGATAGTATTCAGACATCATCAGGGGGATCTGCTACAGCTAGTGGTTTAGGTATTGACATTGGAAGTACAGGAAAGATTGGTCAGGTAGTGCAAACAGTATCTGATTCAAAAATAGCATCTACATCTACAAGTTTTACAGATGTATTAACTGTAGATATCACTCCAACTGCAACATCTAGCAAAGTTTTAATTCAGTTTGTAGGATCTTTTGGTTGTGGTGGTGATAATATAGATATGTTTTATCAAATCCTTAGAGGAAGTTCAGTATTACAAGTGCCTTATCATATAGGAGATGTTGTAATTCAAGGAACTAGAACTAATGCCTCATATTCATGTACTTTATTAGATAGTCCATCAACAACAAGTGCAACTACCTATAAAATGCAATTTAAAACAGCATCAAATGAAATATTTTTAAATAGAAATGGTGATAATGACCAATGTGGATTTACTACTTTTACAGTTAGTGAGGTACTAGCATAATGGCTATTACAAGATTAAATAATAATTCTATTAGTAGTGTTACTACTTTACCTAATACTGTATCAGCTAAAGGTATTTTAAGTATGAATACAACTAGTTTATCTTCAGAGCATACTAACACAACTGCTGATTATGCAGATGCTTTAGCTTTAACATTCACTCCAGTAAGCACTACAAGTAAAGTGTTAGTTTTAGTTCATGCTCAGTATGAAGCCAGAAGAGATAGTGGAGATCAGATTAAAGGTGCTATTGAAATGACACATAATATCGGTGGTTCTCAAACAAACTTTACTGGTAATTGGCAAAGTAATAGTGGATTTAGATTTTTTGTGCGATACATTAGTGGCACTAATAATGTTATTGGTGGTATTTATTCTGTAAGTCATGTTATTGATCTTGAAACTGAAAGTTATTCAAGTGGTAGTATTACTTTAAGAATGAGGCACAAAAGAACTGATGTTGGTGGTAGCTTTGTAAAACCAGACGCTAGAATAACAGCATTAGAATTTAAAGACTAAGAAAGGAAAATAGAATGATAACTATAGTAGATGCAATAAAAGCTCTTGATGCTAACGCAGAGTTTGTAATGTCAGGTGATCCTAGCGATCAAGCTGAGTATGAAGCTAATGTAAAATTTGTTTCTGGTGCAGATGAAAATGGAACTGCAATTTTTAAAGATACACAAGATTTTACATGGGCAGAAGTATCAGCAAAGAAAGCTGAATTACAGACTGAATACGACAATAATCAGTATCAAAGAGATAGAGCTTCTGAGTACCCATCATGGCAAGATCAGTTAGATGATATCTTCCATAATGGTATTGATGGTTGGAAAACAACTATCCAGGCAGTCAAAGATAAATACCCAAAGGAGTAAACAATGTGTGAATATTGTAATGGCGAATGTGTATGTAGGTAATGCCTAGTCTATCTGAAAAGACAGAAATAGGCTTACCTATAAAGAATCTTTTAGGTTTATTAGGTGCAGTAGCAACTGCTGTATGGGCATATTTCGGTATTTTAGAAAGACTAAACACTATCGAAACTAGGCAAACACTATTTGAAGCTGACCTAGTAAAAGCTGCTGACCAAACTCCTGTAGATCAAGAACAGTATATGCTACTAGAATTTGTATCAGAACAAGTAGAAGATATATCTGATGACTTAGAGGATATGAGCCACAACAAAGTTAATATTACAAGATTACAGACTGATATGGAAAAAGCATTGAAAGATATAGAGGCACTTAAAGATAAAGTAAGAAACAATGGTAACTAAAGTAATTATAGCATTACTATTATTCTCTGGTGGTACTATGATAGAACATACAGTTACTGATGGTGTAAAAGATTGTCTTGAAAAGAAAAGAATTATGACACGGAATATGCAATCTGATACAGCAAGAATAGAATGTGTACGAGTAGAAGCACAGATAGAAACTATAGAAGGTGTTGAATTTATTAGATCAATGAGTAAAGTGAAGTAATGACTGAACATGAGAAAGAAGTTAATAAATGGCGTAAAGAAGCCAGAGCCAACAAAAGGCAAACAACAAAATTACAAAAGGTAATTGATGAGCAAGAGATATTTATTACTTACCTAACAAAAAAGATATTAAGACTAACTGAAGAAGAAGAAATGAATATGCACTTAACAACAGAACTTAATAAATTTAAGAATCTGAATCTATCACAAAAAATAGAGAGTATGGATAATGCCAAGTCAGTCGGAGAAAATAAATAAATTAGAAAAAGATATCCTGTTAATAAAAAAGGATATCGAGATTATTAAATCTAATCACCTCAAACATATAGAGCAAGATCTGGGTATGATTAAGAAAGTCATGTGGTCTGTAGGTTTTCTTGTATTCTCAAACCTATTAGCACTAATAATAACCCAGATAAAATGAAGTTTTTTGTAGTTATTATATTCTGTGTTCAATCACTAACAACATCCCTTGAAAACACTTGTGTAGTAGAACCCCTAGAAGTTGAATTTGACAATGTACAACAATGCCTTGCACACGTGGATAACTTTAGATACAGTATCAGAGAAAACAAAGATTTGTATGTATCAGGATTCTGTACACAAAAACAAGTAGATGCCATTTGAGGAACTAAAAGAACGGATAAAGAAACACGAAGGCTATAGAGTTGATGTCTATAAGTGTTCGGAAGGTTTCGATACTGGTGGCTATGGTCATAAAATAATACCTGGAGAAGAGATCCCCACTACTGAAGAAGGTTGGAATAAACTGTTTGAAAAAGATTTCCAAACTGCTTGTGAAGGCGCAGATCGTGTACTAGGTGACATTGATATAGATACAAATGCAAAAGAAATAATAATAGAAATGGTCTACCAAATGGGTGAAGGTGGTGTATCTAAATTCAAAGGTATGTTATCTGCACTTAGTGATGGTAGATATACTGATGCTTCTGACGAAATGATTGATTCTCTTTGGTATCGTCAAACACCAAATAGAGCTTCGGCATTAGCATTAGCTATGAGGGAGATAGATGTTGCTTAATTTACTTGGTCCTGTAGCAGGAGCTGTATTCAAAACCATAGATAAGGTTGTTGATAACAAAGGAGAAGCAGACAAACTCAAAGCAAAAGTTCAAGAAAAGATTATATCTGGTGAACTTGCAGAGCTTGAAGGAGCTGCTAAAATTATACAAACAGAAGCACAAGGTGGTTTTCTACAAAGAAACTGGCGACCTATTATGATGTTGGTCTTTGCTGGTTTGATGGTTGCCCATTGGTTCGGTTATACTGCACCTAATATTCCAGAATCTGTACAAAACTCCCTACTAAATATTATCTTAGTAGGTATCGGAGGATATACTATTGGTAGATCAGGTGAAAAGATCGCAGACAAGTTTAAAAAAGAGAAGTAGATCATACACGAAAAAATTAAAAGATAGTCCTACAGTCCTTAAAACAGGAAATATGGACAAAATTTTAGTGATTTCTGACCTACATATACCATATCATCACCCTGACAGCTTTTCTTTCCTAAACAAACTAAAAACTAGGTATTCTTGGGATAAAGTTATAAACATAGGGGATGAGATGGATTGGCACTCTATTAATGTTAGTCATGTTATCAATCCAGATCTGCCTTCTGCTGCTGATGAACTAGAAGTCGGTAAGTTCTGGATGAAGAAACTGGAGAAGATGTATCCAGATATGCTATTACTAGAATCTAATCATGGATCTATGGTACTGCGTAGAGCTATGGCAAAAGGAATGTCTAAGTTCTTCTTAAAAGACTACAATGAAATACTTGATGTATCATCTCGTTGGAAATGGAAAGAGTATCATTGGGAGAATAATCAACTCGGTAGAATATACTTTGCACACCAGGTATCTAAGAATATTGTAAAGTCAGTACAACTTATGTCTGCTTCGGTATGTCAAGGACATTACCACACGCAGTCAAATATAGAGTATGTAGGTAATGACTTTCATTTGAACTGGGGTATGTCTGTGGGTTGTTTAGTAAACAAAACATCTTTAGCTATGGCTTATATGAAAATTAATGTAGCGAAACCAATACTATCTTGTGGTTGCATCATAAATGGTGTACCATACTTAATACCAATGTTATTAAGGAAGGATGGTTCTTGGGATGGGCAAATATACATCTAAAGAAAAAAAATTTTTTTTAAAAATAATCGAACATGGATGTTGCATACCAGGTTGTACATCAAATACACCAATGAATGTCCATCACTTACGAGGTTCTCAGGTTCAATTTAAAAGATCTAATCAGCTTGTAGTACCTTTATGTTTTGAACATCATTCGGAACTGACATGGGGTAAATATAAACCAGAACATAGGTTTTGGGAATACTATGATTTAGATGCATTAGAATATGCTAATGAACTGTATGATTTGTACTCTCAACAACATTAATACTTTTAACCTTTTTCATAATAGATCTACCAATATTCTTAGTGCTTTTCTCACCAGTTAGGTGCATAGCAACTACTGCATAGGCACAGAATATAGTATCTGCGTCATACCCAAACTGCTTTAGATATGTAGTATAATCAGTTAAGGTTTCTATTAACTCATCAAGTTGAGATTTAAGTACCATGTAGTATATATATGGCTTTGTTTATATTGTGTCAATTCACAAACCTGGAATAAATTTAATCGGTTTTCCAGGATGACTGCGTTGTCCTTGTTACCGAACCATATCTTAGGCTATATACCGCCTACTTGCTAGGACCATTACGGTCCACAAGTAAGCTAATTCCCCAACAACCTAGCTAGGTGAAGGTTTTACCTTACATAACGCAGGGGAAACTCAATTCGCTGAAGGCGTGGGATTAGTTTCTCACCCACAAGCTTTCGACTACAGATAGACTGTTCCATCATGTCTACTCACAACCACCCTTGATTACCTCAGGCATTTGCCCATACTTCATCTCAAGTGTACTTTACCCCTCTGTTAAAAGGTTGTTCAGTCAGCCGATACCGAGAGCTACTCAGTATCACGAAATTTTACTGTGTAGGCGTGTAGCCACCAGCTTTAGCTTTACGCTTACTACCTTATGTCTTTCCTACACAGTTCCATACGGAAACTTTAAAATGGTATTGGATCATCAGGTAGAGCATCATCATTGATTTCTTCAATGGTGTTGTCTATCTTACTACCCTGTTTACCACCTAACATCTTCATAACACCAGAGTATCTTGGTATTAGAATTGATGTATTAAACTTTTTGTTACCACTACTATCAGTATACTGTGATACATCTATCTGACCTTCTAGGTATAATAGAGTACCTTTGTTTACATAGTCTTTGATAGTCTTAGCAAGATTAGGATCAAATGTTACTACTTTGTGCCAAGTAGTTTTGTCTTTCATTTGTTGTGTATCTTTATCTCGTATCTTCTCAGTAGTGGCAATAGACATAGTAGCCATCATGCTGCCACCTTTGATTGTCTTGATCTCTGGATCTGTACCAGTTCTACCAACAAGTATTACTTTGTTAATCATTAGTTACTACCTCCTGTACTTTTGATTTATCAACATTACCTTTGTATTTCTCTTCTAGTTGCTTCACATATTTGTTTGAATCAAACATACCCATAAATACATCTGAATTGAATCCAAGATGTGATAGTGCTTTTGTAAGAGCATCAGTCAATGCTTTCTTTGGTGCATCATCATCTACTCTGCCTTTAGCATCTACCAATAGATTACATCCTCTGACTGGTCCATACATAGCAGTTCTGTTAGATATCCATATAGATACATCAGCAAACTGAAATGCCTTGTCACCAACTGTCAAAGTGTTGTAACTAACATCATACCCCCAACCAGTACCAACTGGTCCGAATACTTCTGTAGCTCGTCTGATTTGATAGTGAGCATCAATAGAAGTAAAACTCCTAGCTCCAAAGGATACTTTCTTAGTAAACCTCGGATCAGTTTCTTTAACTTCATTCCAAATATCAAGATTTTTAGTTTTAGTATTATCATCCATTTATATTACCTCCTCAATAGATTGAAAATCGACATAGTCATCTGGTGCTACATCTGTCAATATATGATTGTTCCAGAAGCACCACTCTGCATTGAGTAATCTTTTCTGAAACTTTTTATCCTGTTGAATATGAAATGCTTTCCATCTCACATTACCAAAAATAACTGACAACCATGCCTGTTTAGTATTTGATACCATCATATAGTGTTGCACTTGTGCATAATATTTTTCTATGATTGTATCCTCTTTAGTCATCATGTTTGTATGTTTAGCTTCAAAGACACCTATAGGTTTTAGATTCTCATTGAGTACATAGCCATCTATGTTGGCTAGTATGTAGTCATACTTCTTGTGCATCAATGTATATTCACATTCCTGTACTGGAAGATCAGTCTGTGCTGTAAACCATTCTCTGTTGAATGATTCGGTATGTATACCTAACTGCACTGGTAGTACAAAAGATAGATCCTCTTCAACCAAACCTTTTTTGATTTCATAAAGTTCTTTCCATTTACCAGCGACCAATAGGTTTGCATCACTCCCTCCGATCCCTGAGTTTCTGTCTATAACTTTCTTTTGACTTTGTATATTCATTTACCTTCCTCTCTACGATATCTTCAATATCTTTTTTTCTCTTCCAAAGAGCATCTGCTAGTCTTTTTGCTGCTGGATCTCCTCTCAATAGTCCTTCTCTCAATCTGTATTCTATATCACGATCAAACCAAACTCTAGCATAATATGTAACTTTTTTGATCCACCATCTTTTTCTTTGTACTGGATCAGAAAGATTATACTTTGTTGATTTCTTTTTGAGTTTCTTATCTCTAGCAAAAGATTTTAGTACTTCATTTGTTTTCATAATAATTAATTAATCTATCTATATACCATCTAGCTTTTTTTAAATCTTGTGATGGATTATCTGGATTCTTATGTCTGTTACGAATAACATACTTGATGATATTAGCCTCATGGTGATTGAGATCGAACTGTTCTATAATCTCAATAACTTGAATCTTTGGACCAATATAATATCCAGGATCAATATGATTTACTTTTTTAGTTTTATTAACTCTATTCAATATCTTTCTAGCTTGTTCTAAAGACTTTTGACTTTCGTTTCCCATTTATCCTCCTATTATAACAACGAATACAAGTGTACAGTTTATAATCTATGAGCATAGCTTTTGTCCATAGCTTACCACACTCTAAACATTTTTCTTTTTCTAACATTTGTTTAGGTACATATCCTCTCTTTGCCATAATACCTCCATGTGGAGGGCAACCATGCGGAGGAAGGAGATCATATAATATGAAAATAGATTGCCCTCTATTCTGTTTTAGTGAAACCACTTGCAGTTTGCAACCTTTCTTTCACGATCATACCTAGTATTTATTGAATCACTTGGATAATGTGTACTCCAATGTGTCATAGCCTGGTATGCACTAAACTTGTTTTTACCAAACTGCCTTGAATAATTGTCATAGTATTCATCCAAGATATAGCCTCTGTGTCTTTGATTGACATGGCTTTTATCTTGCTCAGTTGGTTGTAAACATAATTGATCTACTTGATATTCAAGTTCATTGTTATCTACTGGAATAGATGACCACTTCTCCATTGTATTAGATACAGTTCGTAGTCTGTCATTGACATCAAATGTATTTGGTCTTTCAAATGTAACTTCTTTGTTACCTTTGTGTTGTGATGATATACGAACATCCCAAAGTGGTGATTTCAAACCATTTAAACACAACATGAAATAGTATCCAAGATCAAATGTTAGCTGCCTCAT